CCAACGAGATCCAGGTACTCCTGTAAAAAATATTCTTTCAGGTAACGTAGTCAAACTTAATTCTTCCACGAGCACCGTCTCTTATATTTTTTACAGAGCAGTTGTATATTTCTGCGTAGTGTTCAATAAGAGGCATAGTCCATTTATCAAACCAATCAAGAACTACTCCATTACCAAAAGGTTTGTTCGGGTTTACCTTCATACAAATTGTACCTCCTTTTGCAAGGAGAGAAAAGACTTTTTTCATTCGATCATCAACCCATTTGATGTCGTAGAAATTTATAGAACCATAACAAATGATGAGATCAAACTTTACAGGATACTCAAAGTCAAGTATGTCTAACATTTCATCAGCGTTTGAATTATAGGGGTCAAGTCCTATAAAAAACCCTACTGGAAAGTGTTTCTTAAATTGGTTATCCCCACAACCAACATCAAGAACTCCATAAGATTTTTTGACTAGTTCGATTACGTGAGGGTCTTCATCATTACTAACATAATCGTTTGCAAAATATTCTTTTAGATCTCTATAAGTCATTATCGTGAACATACAATTGTAGCAGTGTGTAATGAAGTACTTTCATTAAATCTTTACGAGCATCTTCATGTGTGCCTTTTTTACCATATCTTTGTGCGTATTTTAATACATTACCAATACAAAAACCAGTACCATGACCCCCATCCATAATAAACTCTGTAGCTTGAAATTTATCGCGAGAATAGTGTTGATCATAGGTAGCGTCAATATATGCTTTAAATTCTTTAATTAAAGAATCTTCATTATACTTATAGTTAGGCATATTAGCTCCTTCAAGAGTGATTTTAAGATCATCTATACTAAGTGTTGCACTCTTAATTTTAGTACGTTTTGTGCTACCAAAATCACGTTCGTACACGGTTTTACCACCATCAGGAGACTCAAATATTTTTTTACGTTGTGGAAATTTAGCAGGTATTTCTTCTTCGCGCATTCGGCGTTTCATATATTCTTCGTGTCTTTCGTGCATTACATCACCTATTTTGAGTGAGGAGGCATTCTAGTTTCTACAAACCAGACGTGTTGTCTTAAACCGGGGTGGTATCTACGAATACGTAATTTTTTACCGTCCCTAAGTTGGCTTAAAGTTTTTGCGTGAATAAAGTGATATGATGCACTATTACGGCTCTCACCTTCTGGCACCATGTGTACTTTATTCAGTTTATTTTTCTTTTTTGAGGCCATTAGTTAACCTTTTGTTTAATTGCGTTTACTAATTTATAAAGATTTTCTTTTTTATTAAGATTAACACCGTCAACCTCAATATCGAGAATTTCTTCAAGTTCTCTTAACATAACTTTAACCGTTTGAGACTTATCATCTTCTTCGATTTCTGGTTTTTCATAAATTTTAAGTTGAACCAACTTACTTATAACACTTCTATAACCTTTTGAGAAGTGATTTGCTAATTCATGAACGTCTTTTTGTCCATCTTCAGTATATAATTTAATCAGTTCTGATTCTTGTTCGTCATTCCAAGCTTTTACACTCATTTTTGCTCCAATTCTAGCTCAAGTTGTGTATTCCATATGTATCTCTGAGCTACCGCATCACTTGCGTCTTCTAATAAGGGGACAAGAGAACTTACTTCGTCTGCAGGGATTGAAAACCCTGATTTGGTTGGATACCATTGTCCTGTGTCCCCATCCATTGAGTATTCTCTAATGTGGAGATAAAGTTTGTCTCTAAATTCGTTTATTGTTACCTTTACTGCGTTTCCGTTAGGTTTATGAAAAGCAGTGCCAAAGTCAATATTCATACAATTACCGTTTGTTCTGTGTTAATAAAGTCTTTTAACCAAGGGGAAACTGGATATGCTTTAAAAATTTGTACTAATGAGTACCTAGTTTTTGTTTTTGATTGATTTACCATTCCGTGTCCTACTAAATCAGGATCAAAAAGTACTGTTTCTCCTTTTTTAAGACTAAACTGTTCTATAATACCCTCAAGATTGAATTGATAAATAAAATCTTCACTTTCTGATAGAGCTGTAACTGCTCTAAGCCTAAAATCATCATTAGTTTTTGCATTAATATTATTATCATCTGTGTGTACGGGTATAGTTTGACCTGGTTCTTGTTTGTGTATTCTGATTCGTGTAGTTTCAAACTCAAAACATTCTAATAAAGGTTTACATAAACTATAGTATTTTGTATATCTAAAATCAGACGGATGCTCTACTGGTTTATCTCTGTAAAAACTATGAATACCTCCATCATTACTTTTAATTGATACTGCATCTACGTTCCCTGCTAAGTCATAATCATCATGTGCTTTAAAGTTAAGTTGGCTTATCCAAGAAGTATCTACTTCAATTTTAGTCTTTGCTATTATAAGCACTTAAATAATCCTTTAATCTATCACCTTCTACTGGTCGATCTAAGTAATCTTTACCTAATATCCATATATCCGGATTTTGTTTATCGAGATGTGTTAACCAAGTCTCATAACAGGTTTTAACACCGCTTAGTCCTCTAAGATATTGAGCGCCTACAGTATGAAAAGCATTACTCCACCAAATAACAGAATTTTCATTAGGAGTAACTAATGAAGTAACTTTTTCTGGGTTTGTACAAACATCCATGTATACATAAGAGTGTTTTAAAGTTTTGTATCTATCCCAATGTTCTTTAATAGCTTGTTCAGAACCCCACAAAGCAACTTCTCGCTCCCAAAGATTTTTTCGAGAGAAACTTTGAGTTTCAATTCCCATTGTTTCATCTATCCTGTATTTTTTCTGCGCATAGTCTAAAAATTTAGGGTAGTCTTCACCATCCCACTCTTTGAGTAATAGTTTTTTAAAAGCTAATGATGGTTTACTGTAGTCATAATATACAACTTCACAGTTATCTGTAAAACCATACTGATTAAGTATCATATTTGGTTTAAAACTTGCCGCAACCGCATAAAGTTTTTCAACAGGTTTTTCTATATTTACGTTTTTCAAATCTTTGTAGTTCTCTGTATTCCAAAAGAAAACACATTTTTGTGCATAATCAACAATATTTGTAATCCATGATAACTGAGTCTCAAGATCTGCAGCACTTGTTTGAGGGTATATAAACTCCTTATACTCTCTAATTTTTGGATGAAAGTTATAAACTGTCAGGTCATTTGCTAAACTAGTATTTATAAAATTCCACCCATCAACTAGTGGTGTACAAATTGTAAGTTCTTCTGTTGGTTTAAGAGATAAAGGGGTATAATCATGATGAATATCTTTAACATGCCTTTCTGCTTTTACGACAGACTCTTCTTTTGTACTTTTTTCTCCATATACGGGTTTATCAAATTTTTTATAATAATTAAGATTTACTAACATACATTGTTTATGTAACCCGTAGTACCCTTGTTGTCCATCAGGGTTGTTAACATTTTTTTTATTTTTATCCATAATATGACCAGTAATAAAAAAATCTTGTTTCTTCATCCAATGCTCAAGAAAATAGAAAAAATGTGCATCCTTAATAATATGCCCTACACTCTGAATTATGCAATAATCTACATCATAATTTAAAGCTTCATCCAATACATCATTAATAGTCTTTTTAACTATCATTGGTCCAAAATACTTGAATCTAGTAAAAAACTCTGTTATTTCTTTATTTTTTTGTGCGCGTGAAGCATTTTCGGATTCATATGTATCGTCATAAATGCCGACAACATAATTTTTATTTTTACCCATGATTCTTTTCATAACTTCTTATAACTAACTCTTCAAATTGTTTTGACTTTATGCCATGTACGATTATATGAAAACGATCTTCAGTGCTTTTATTTATATATGCATGAGTGTTACCAACATCTAAAAGAAAAGCTTTTCCAGGTTCAAAAGGCACAAATCCTTTATGACCTTTCATTTTCATATTACACCCTTCAGGGTGATTAAGTGCCATATTAATAGGAGAAAGTTTACTGTCAAACGTATCAATATGTGGTGTTATAAAGCCTCCAGGCTCTAGTAACATGAATCTAACTCTAAAATAACTTTTATAAGGAAAAACATTCTTAAAAAAATTAGTAGTAATAGGACACAGTTTTGCTATTTCTGTCCATCTATAGGGAGATTCCTGATTAGAGCTATAACCGTATTCTTCATAGTGATTAGTTTTTTCAGGGTCTATTCCATGAATACATATACTTTTCCAACCTTTGTGTCTATATGCTCCCTGACCTTCTTTATCTCTATGCCTAACTAATAAAGGTTTAATAGCTTTTGCTTCTTCATACATCTCTGCATAAGGATATTCAATATCTAACTCTAACCAAGGCAGATTACTTTCGTTAACAATCCAATTAAACATTTTCATAGATATCTAGTAAATCCTCATCAAACGCAAAACTGGTTCCACAACCACACGACGCTCTTGCTCCGGGATTTTCTACCTTTAACATTTTGTTCATTCCAGAATCTTCTAGATCAATAGTAGATCCATATAAAAATTTTAAACTTTCTGAATCAATAACAGACCTAGGAGATTCACAAAAAATTATGTCTTCTCCATCTATAGTTTCTGTAGGCTCAAATAAATAGTTAAAACCAGAACACCCACCTCCTGCTACTCCAAATCTAAATAATTGTCCTTCATTTAGACTTTGACTAATAAATATTTGAGCTTTAGGTGTGATTTTAGGAAGTACTCCATGAAATTCTGATTCTATAATGGGGGCGTTACCATGAAAATCTGATAACACTTTATCTTCAAGAGTTGGCTGATGTCTTTCTAACGCTTTTTGAGCTAGTCTAGCTACTTCATCTTTGTCTAGACTATTTTCTAGTTCATCAAACCACTTATCTAAATCGAGCTGGTCTATCTGTACTTCCGACATTTAAGAGTACCTCCACATATTGTTTTGCTACATTCTCCCAAGTATTTGGCATTTCAAGCGCACTAACTCTATCAAAATGATTTTTCTTTTCATGAGAATGGTACATCCATTGTAGCGCTTTTTCTAAATGTTGTCCACTAGGTTCGTTAACTATTGTATGAGAGCTCATCATAGTGAAAGAGTCTCCTGGTTTTTGAGCAAAAACTTCGTCTGCAGATATGTCAACTACTGTTTGATTTGTTTGAATTCTAATACCAATTTCTTCAGAAATAAAATCTTGGTGAGGTCCAGTATCAGGTAAAATAGGTACACAACCACACGCGACTGCTTCTTGAATATGCATCCCAAATCCTTCTGCTCTATAGGGGTGTACTACTACTTTTGATGCTTTAAAAATATCAGCCATAGTTTCATCAGAAATATTATCGTCAATATAGATTACAGGAGCACACCCTGTTTTGTATTGCATTTTTACAAGCTCATTTAAAACACCGTTTTTGCCGTAGACTGTAGGATTATCTTTAATAATCAAGCGAGCATTATCATAAGACTTAAAACACTTATGCCAAGCATTGATAAGTAAGTCTAAACCTTTTCTCCATTGAGAGCTACCAACATAAACAAAGTTAAATTTATCTTTATCTATGCCATATGGTAAGTTTTTTGGTTCTTCTTTATTAAATATTTTTTCATTAAAGCCGTTAGGTACTACTGTAATAGATTCTGGATTTAACCCACCTCTCACAGCTATGTCCTTAATGTAATTAGAGGGTACAATCACATGATCGGCAAAAGTCTCCCACTTATATTGCCACTCAAACGGTAATTTAGGATATTCCCAAGGTTGAATATAAACTATCTTAGTTCGCTCGTGTGTCGGCCATTGCCATACAGGTGGGTATGAGTGTCTGATTTGTATGTCTGGATAGCTATTATCATCTATTTCTTTTGCGCTAATATCTTTAAGTTTTTTAACTATTTTTTTGTCTAATCCTGCGCTTGGTTCGTAATCATCTAAAGGTGTTATATACAAATCTATGTTATCAATCTCATTAAGGATAAGAGCGATATTTCTATTGATAATTGTCAAAGAGTGATTATCATAAAATTTTCCAACAAACTCAATATTCATTAGTAAGCTCTCCCTAAATGCTGAGTAATATAACTTTCTACTTGCTCTGATGGAACAGCAAACAGGGTCGGCCATTGTGATCCACCTAACCCTGATGTTTTAAAGTTTTCTAGTTCGTGATAATTATCCCAAGTAACTTGAGACCATATTTGATAAAAAGGATCTTGTTCTACTAAATCTGAGTGTCCAATGTTGTTAATCCTTTCGTGTATCTCTTTATCAGGCCTACACAAACTCCAAGGAAGAGCGACTAACGGACTTAGTAGTCTATTACCTCCAGCAGCTGAGTTATTTGTCCAACGAGCGTAAGTAAAAGTACTCTCTTTAGAGGTAACAAAGCCTTGATTTTCTCCAAAGAAAGGAGAATCATCAGTGTTAGCAATCACAAGCGTTTGTGAGTTGCCTTCTGTATCCTCAATAATTTTATAAGGAGTAGCCCATGTCATACAAAGATCTGTTTTATTATAGTATCTTTCTACAAGAGGACAGAAATCAAGAAAGAAATCTTTAGCATTAACAAGCATTTCGTCAGCATCAAAAGAAAAAACCCAA